CAGTTTGCATTAAATGTAAAAGGGACTTGGCATCTTCTTTGATAAACTCAGAAGTAGTACAAATCGCCGTCACTAAATGGTAATTATCAAAACTTTTTGTGGCAATTAGAGAATCCAATTCAACAATGTAGGACCGTTGTTTGTCTAGAGCAGGATAATAAGACTGAAGCCGAGTGATACAAAAATGGTCGTCTCCATATTTCATTTTAAAACTTTCGTGAGCTTCATAGATAGATTCCTCTAGCTGCTCAAGAGCACCAAAAAGTTTATTTCGGATAGTCTTTATTTCGTTTAATATAAGCTCATTCATTTTATTGTACCGGGCTATCAGGCTGTTTTCCAAACACAACTGTTGTACATTCTCCTCGAACTGTGGCACCAATTTCTGTAATCTTAGCTACAAAAATTGCAGGCTCAAATGCTCGATTTTTTAGAGTATCAATTTTATCAAGCTCTTCAACATTCATCAAAAGATGAATGTTGTAATTTACTACCACACGAACGTTTCCTGGGGTGTCATTTTCAATTTTGGTGATGGCCCCATAAATTGGGTAGGTCTCTCCAACCTGAACATCGCCATATTTTATAGTAATACCCATCTTATCGAAAACATTATCTTTTGTGGTGTCATCTGCCATAATACTATTTATTATTTTAGCCTATAGACAGAATATAACAAAAGACCAAAAACCAAACAAGTATTATTTTTTAATTTAATTATTTTTTGTTTTTTTGCGTTTTTTAAACACAATTGGGTATGAAACACCAGCTATCCCACCACCACCAACTGAATTTGCTGGGGCATCTTCTTCTATTTTCTTAAGCTTTGTGTAGTAATTAGGAAGTTCTCGTAGGTGTGCTAATACGATTTTGGCCAAATCTTTGGTGGATTTTACAACATCCAGGCTATCCCCGTTATTGTGCTCAGATTCAACCCCAAGGCCCATAGTAAATTCGTATGCGTCAACTTTATTCCAATCAACCCCTAGGCTGTCGCCAATACGTTTTGCATCTTTGTGGGAGAATGTTTTTTGCTCCGTAAAAAATACCCTGAAAGATTTCATAAGTCTCTCAACACCTGCACAATGTTCATATCTAGAGTGATATTAGAGTTTATTATGAGCTTGTCCCTAGAGCCTGCTATGGTTTCTGGCATATAGTTCAAATAAACCAAAAAGGTCTTTAGCTGTGACCAATGCTTTTCTTCTATCTTATAGAACAACATCTTTGTTGCCGCCTGGACCCCAAAAACGTTATAGAGAATGATTAGATGGTTTAAAATGAGTCTATCTTTAAGTTCTCCCGAGGCTTTGTACCTACCTAGGAGTCTCTTAATATACTTGATTCGTTTTAAATCATCATTAAACTCACGAATATCCATGCACTGTGGGTTTGCATAGTTTTTCATCGCATACATGATGAAGTTGTTTTCAGTAAGTTTTATCTCCATCATATCGGAGAATTCAGACCACATGTGCATAATAACTAAAGCTATTTGGCGCTATTAGTTTCTCCAGAAAAGTGTGGATCTTTGTGGGGAAGCTCTGTTGCGTTTGTAATAGCAGACTCAATAACTTGGCCAGAATAACCAAGACCCTCAACCACAACCTTTAGTGCCTCAAGAGTTGGGGCACCAGGAAGAGTTACTGGAGGTACGATAACTGGCCTTTCGTTAGTTGGAAATTGAACAAGCATTCTGTATTCAGCCTTCCCATCTATTGGAGAAATGTCCTGAAGGACATCAGCATGAGCTGGAACCTTAGTATTGGTTCTAACACCAACTGCTCCGTTTCCTGCAAGCTCGCTGGGACTAATTGCAATGTTCTCTTTAATCTCTTCTTTATCTGAAGTGGTCGCACAAGACTCTTCTTTCTCTTCAGCCTTCTCCTCTTCTGTAGTTTCTTCACAGTCACACTCAGACACAAGCCTAGCTTCTCTTTGAAGCTCCATCTCTTTGCGCAACCAGGAGTGCAGTTCCTTTGCTTGTGCTTCTGTCAAATCTCCGACGCTACCTGCTCCGTAGGTCTTAAGCCCCTGCTCAATAAGGCTGTTTGTTAATGCAACTTCTTCATTGGTGCTTTTGGTCAAAACATTTAGCACCGAGTCTATGAGTGATGTGGGCAAAGTCTTAATTGACATTTCAATTCTCCTAATATATCCAAAATGCTAAAAACCAACCAAGGCCATAAATGTGACACCAAGGGCAATATAAGGTATTTAGTGTATTTTTACACACTAGGCTGGGTAAAGGGACCACACAATACAATTTTGGAAAATCCAAAAATGCTATTTTGTCTTTTTATAGTCTGTTGTGTAGAACCCACTCCCCTTAAATTGGGGAGTTCCGGTGGTAGAAATAAGGCGTTCAACCTTTGAGGCGCAGGTTGGACACTTCTGTAGAGGCTTGTCAGATATACTCTGCCTAACCTCTATGGTCCCACATTTCTTACACGAATATTCGTATAATGGCATATTCCTTATGCTGTAGTAGAGTCTGTTGTGGTTGTGGTTGTGGTTTCAGTAGTCTCTGTTTTGGCTGGAGTTGATTTTGCAATCAAAGAGTTAGCAACTACAGCGATTGTATCAAGTGCCTGTGACCACTGATTGCTCAAATATCCGGGAACTCGGTCAAAGTTTGAAAAGAATTGGTGTACTGCTCTAAGGCCGTGAATTTCTTGCTCAGTAGGAATGGGAGTTGGTGTTGGAGTGTCAGCATTTTCCATTTCTACGGCTGTTGTGTCTGTGGTTGTAGTATTTGTGGTTTCTGTAGATGACATATGATATCTCCAAAATCATTAATATAGTCAAATTATAATAGCAAATCTATCGTATTTAGCAACTAATTATTGGCCAGGAATTACTTTTCTATATGCCGTAACAATTTCAATTGTTCCGTCTTCCAAGTATTCACACACCAACTCATAGTCATTAATATCAAAAGCCTCAGATGAAAGTTTACTCTTAACTTCTTTTTCGGCTTGTCTTTGGGTTTGTCGAGTTCTACGCTCTTGTTCTCGTTTTCTAAATCGAATTTCACGATCCCTATGCATTTTTGCAACCTTGGCATTTTGGGTGGTAGTTCTTTTAGTTTCTTTGTTTCTCTTTTTGTCTTCTCGGGATTTGAAATCAGTCTCACGGGCTTTTTCTAGCTCAACTCTATGTCTTTTTTCTTGATCGCCAATTTCTCTTTTTTGGCGAGAGATTGCCAAAGCCAGGTTGGATGGGGTCTTGTTGGGGGTGCCTTCTGTTAAAAATGATTTAAAAGTTTTCATATCTGTATTTATAGTATTTGTGTTAGTAGCCCCCTCTACTATGGTTGGTGGGCTTCGTTTTATGGAATCAAACATTTCTTGACACAAAGAGTCGTCTAAAGTGGTTGGAGCAAACTTTCTAAAATTGGTATAGTCGCCTTTTGCAACAAATTCTCTCATTTTTGTAGAACTGGCCTGTTCCGTTGGAGTGTTTCCTTGTCTTAGACCAACATTTAACATAGAAAAATTTTCTGGTAGAATTTGTGGATGATATTTTTCAATTAACGAAAAAAATGATGATTTAAACTGCTCTACTCGATCTTCCCCAACCGCCATAATAAACTTAGTATATCCCTCAGCCACCAAATAATTAAACGCCTCAATTGGAGTCTTAATGGTAGAGCTATTATGAATGTGGGATGCCGCCGAAGAAAATGCTGTTTTGATGTATTTTAGCTTCTGTTCAACTCTAATGGGATTGTTTGTTGTGTTTTCGCTGTTTGAAATGAAGATATATGGGGTTGCGTTGTTTGTTTTTGCAGTTTCAAGAATAGTCTCCACCAATTTCTGGTGGCCAATGGTGGGGGGATTCATTCGACAGAAAGAAAACACGGCGGTCTTTGGTTGAATGTGAGAAGAAAATTGCTTCATGGCTATATCAAATTCTTATTCTTTAAAAAATTCTTATGACTAAACTCTAGGCGATTAACTAACTTTAAACTTTTTCCAAGGGGGTTTGTTAATACTACACCTTCAATAGAAGTTTCAGAAAACATGTGGTTTGATTCAACAAACATTTGCATTTCTTGTATTGATGTAATCTTTTGAAGTATGGTTGTCTTTATTGAATTTATGCTTTCTACAAGCTCAAACACCTGCTTGATTTGTGCCCTGTTTTCTAAAAAATACCCCACAAACTTTTTTGAATGGGTTTCTGCGAATTCAAACAGATTGTTTAGGTAGTGCTCATCTGAAGATATAGACTCTCCTAAGACAATCCTAGAATTAACATACTGCTTCAAAAGTCTTTGGTAGGCTGGATTAGCGCCTATGGTATCTAAGGTGGTTGCGTCTATAGACTCTACTTGGGTCATGATGGCATCCAACCTGGCTTTAAGTTTATTGATATCCTCTTTACTAATTTTGGTGGAATTGGATAAAGCGGTCTTCAAAACAGCTACATGAGGAGTTCCTTTAACTGTAGGTGGGGTTTGAGTTGGGTGTAGGGTATTTAAAGTGCTTCCTGTGAATTGGGTGTGGAATGACATTCCAACCGAAGACTCTATAAGAGATTTACCTAGGGCAGATTGAGCTGGAATGGCATACGTGAT